AAGCAGTGGTATCAACGCAGAGTACTTCAGGCACGAAAGAAACCCCAAGCAAACCAACCGCCGCTCCCACAAGAGGAAAAGGAGTTACCTCCTTCCCTTTGTAGAAGAAACGTTTGGCAAACTCAAGGGACAGATTATCCGAAATAACGGATTTATGAAATCCGATATCCACTCCAATAATCTTCATGATCTTTACATACTCAGCAGCAACATTGCTATTTGCGATAACAATATCATCGCCAAGTACTGCATAATCAGTAAACCAACTTCTCCATCCCATCCGATAAGCTGCAAATTGCACTATCGCGTGGTGTGTCATTGCCAGCATAGCCCAAGAAGATAACGCACCCATCGGTTGACCGACAGCGTACTTCACAACCGTGTCCTTAGACTTCAAACCACCTTTCGGTGATTCTCTATCCAGGGAACTAAAAGCCCGAGGCCCAAAGGTCTTCGAGAAGATCTGAGGGAGCCGGTACCAACGATCACAAAGGACTGCCCGCCAAGACTCTGCATACGCTCTTCCTGCGAAAGCCGCCAATAACCATTCTTGAAGGACCACTGGTAATCTATCAGTCGCTGCCGACAAGTCATATGAATAAACCTGTCTCACACCTTTAGTTTCACATCTCTCGATCAATTCCTTAACGGGTTTGATCTGATCAAACGTACCGTCTTGGGGTATCTTTCTCAAGATTGTAAAGAGGGCGTGATGCAACGGTGACAGAATCCACTGGGTAAAAATGTCCACCATCGCGAATAGTCGTATCTTTCCGGGTTCTTCCCGAGTACCTAATGCACCCAAATAACCACTTGGATTGGTGGCTACCGGAGCATCTTTACCAAAGGGATTTTCTTTCTTTCCGCTGCGAATCTCTTCACGAAACTTTACAGTCTCGCTCCAAGATAACGCAGCAGACTCCCAGATAGGCCCACTCAGTAAGTGGATGCTCCCAGAGATTGTCGCCAAGCCCCTCAGCATCATTAGTAACGAAGGCCTAGATACCCAAGCCTCCGCGTCCTTTAACACATTGGAGATCGACGTCGATCCTCTGGACGAATTAGGTCCCGACTTTGTTATTACGAGACGCCGGATGTGCTTAACTAAATCAGTTATCACCCACCATGTTCTGTGGAAATCCTGATGAGACCCATACACCTCACGAAAGTCAGGGTATGGTTTCTCCTCAGGCTCCCCAGTCCTGTCAGATAAATAATATAACTTAGTAGCAAACCTCTTAACTCCAAATTGCCCAATCCATCGTATCAAAGTTTCATTTACAAAACTTCTCCACTCAAACATTAAGCTTTCTGGAATCTCAACACCTGGAGAAATGATGGTCTTAATCGATAAACGCCCCCGGAAGATCAATACCCGGTAAAGGGTAAACAGACCTAACCAGAGACGAATAACCGAGATATCCCCACCTTTAATCCGAGCGCGATGACTCGCAGGTATAAGTCGAGGAAGCCCACCATGAGATACTGCAACGGCAGTTCCACCATCACGGGAATTTAACAACTTTTTACCACTTACTGATCTTATTAGAATAAGATTAGCAGCCTTTAAATAAATTGCCAAACCTCGCTGGCCCTGAACTTTCGTTAACGCAACCGCGAACCTAGCGAACACGATGGAGGCTTTAACCCAACTAGTAGAAGAAGACCCTACGATTAACGGAATCACTCTTACGAATAATCCCGTTAACCGCGAAACGCTTTTTACAGCGTTCTGCCAAATAGACGAAGCAGTTTTCACTTGTAAAGGTGTAGCTGTTTTCATTTTAAATATAATATAAATATTACACCTAAAACCCCGTCCTTGACCGTCGGAAGATAGGGTTGTAATCTACCTTTAAGACTCACGTCTCTCTATCCTTGATACTATCTCAGATATCCATAGGTCACGAACTAAGGATCTATCCTTCAGTTTCGCGTACCCCCCGTAAGGGATAAGCGGCTGCAGGCAGCCGATCAAGGCCGAAGGGTGAGTTCTACAGGTTGTCCAAGACAACTAGGGTTTATTGGAGACCCGTCATATCTAAATATCTTTAATATTCAGTATGCCTACCAGTATGATATCAAATACCATTAATCCATGTACCCTCTCTTCTAGCCTAAGCGGAGGCTACGGTTATCAACCGTACTACCCGAGCCCGGAAAGAGAGCAATACACTTCTCTGATAAACACTGCCTATTATAGAAGCTTATAAAGACACGAACTTTTATCCATATCGAATATCTTCGAATGAATATGACCTTGCGGCCACTCCTCTATTAGCTTAGCTTCATTGGATGCCTGCTAAAGTGATCGTAGATTGCTCTACGTTCCTTTCCTCTATCAATGCATAACGTTCAGGGTCGGGGACTTTCCCACATCCGGCGCTCTTAACGCGTTCAGGGTCC